CATTAATCGTACGATGTATGGTAAGTGCTTTTAAAATATCAGATACTCTTTTGTTAGCCCTTGTATCACGTACAGTCTAATCCTGTAGAAGACATAACTATTTAACATACTGCATCTAATATTCGCTTAAAAATGAATATATAGTGTCAGTATCAAGCTTCTCCTCCTGTTTGAACATAGGGTAAATCTCATGTAACCTACGTTCAAATTCTATCCCAAGTTGTATAGTCTATTGTTCTGTCATGATTCAAGTGGTCTAAACGCTGTTTTTGTTTGTTGACGTTGTGATTCAACTATTTCTGTAGATAACATTATAGCTAAATTTATAAGCTCCTCAGCCATAGTATCTGTAAGTTCAAACTAAGTATCATCAAATCTTGGCTGATCATTATTTATAAAACTAATTGGCTTCTTTATATAGGTAAGATCGAAATTAGTTAAACTAGTAATGTCTCTATATTTCCTACAATCTACAAGTATGTGTATTTTATTATCTTCTATAAAACACACTGGAGTATGTATCCACGGTAGATTAGTAGTAGTAGCTTTAAATTTCTCAGCATCTTCGTGCGATACAAGTTCTACATTCTACTATGTTGGTACTTTACCTATTATAGATTTACCAGACTCTTTTGAATTTAATAAACCTTGTATATAGTATAGAAACTCTGAAACTGGTATATCACATGAATACTCGTTTATACAATAAGTTGAATCTGTAGATAACTATAATTGTCTACGTGTAATTAACGGTCTGACATCTTCTATTGCTTTATTATCAGCTTCGAACCCTACTTTTCTTGGATTATTCCCTGTTAATTTTTGAGCTATTATAGCTAAGTAAGCCTTATCTAATATTGTAGCAATTTCATAGTCAGTTTGCGACGGATATGACGAAGTAATATCAGCCTTGTCATATTCTATTAAGTATTTAGTCTTTATATCCTTATACGTCATACGTCGTGTATATCTTATTATTTATTTTCAATCTGGTTAATGATCGAAAGCTTAAGATCTTGGTTCTTCTTTGCGTCCAAGTATGCTATACAATCTTGTAATGAATCAGCTAACATTTCAGTACCATAATAATACTGTGTACGATCCTTACGGATAATTCCTTTTGCAATAGCAGATTCGATTATAAATTGTGTTTCTTTCTTATCATTATTAACCCACGTGTCAAAAAACTTCTTAGGATTCTTATCAACAAGCTCATACAATGAAGATTCTACTAATTCGTTAGACATACCTTCTGGCTTAACACCAAACAGTCTAAGACATTTTCGCATTTCTTCCAACGATAACTTATCAAATGCTTTAACGGCATCTCTACGAAGTTTATTGATCTTATTCTTTTCGATAGCTTCAGCCTGGCGATTAATCAATAGATAATCTTTACCGGCGTTTAGCTTATCTAATGAAGTAGCTACTCTCTTATGATTACTAAGAAACTTAATCATCAAAGCTTGCATTGGGAACTAATCATCTAAGATAACAGCATTGGCTCCTACTCTTACGCAGAATGTCTTCCAATAATCACTATTCTTTGCTAACGTTCCTTCAGCATAACCTAACTACTTCTCAAATTCTCTTTCTTCCTCAGGCGTTAAACCTGTATAAATCGACCCAGATCTTGTAAAATATGGAGCAATATAGTCAAAACAATGCTTATATTTCAATATACCAGCCCAGGGATTCTTTTTTCTTATTCTTAACTCAACTATCATATTATTGTTTAGTTATTTCCTATAATAATTTAAATATATAAGGGCGAGCTACTGCTAAGTAGCGAGCCCTTTTATATTTAATATTATTACGTACACCCCGAGGTCCGTTATTTCACACGTTAGTGTGGAATATAAGGACCGAGCGAGGTCCGTTATTTCATTTATCAAGCGTGAAGTGCAATAGTTTCAGCGTCGTCGGCATCGCAGTACAAAACACCACAAGACAGTGGATTACGCAGCATGATACCCTCTTCACCAAGGAAGTGTACCTGATAACCATCGCGGCTATTCGAACGCAGTGTATTAATAGAGTTACCATAACCCTGAGGAGTTACAGAACCACCAGTACACCACTGTACAAACTCACGACCCTTACGACAAACTTTAACTACATTCGCCTGACCATCGCGCATACCGAGGTCAACAAACAAGAATGTGTATGACATCAACGGTTTACCGGTTACAGGGTGGAGCTGACGGAACATCTCCATATTATCAAACATTGCGCAACGCTTAACTGTCAGAGAGATACCATTAACCATGTTATAAGTAGTAAACTGACCACCAAGAGACAATTCCTGACCAGAACCAGTTACAAACTTAGTATCAACAAGGTTGAACGTACCAGCTTTCTCTTTCAGCACACGGTCAAATTCTCTAATCATTTATATTTAACTCAGTTCGTCATTCTAAGTTGGGTACGTTAGACCTTCAGTACCCCACACACTCTCATGTGTGATTAGACTATATCTTTATCTCTATCTGAGATATTTATCATTTCGAGTTCACTTGAACCCTACTCCATTTCGGATAGTCGTTGAACTTTACATTTCACTTTCTATGTGATTATTTTATAACCTTTCATAGAACCGCTTGGTATTGTTAAATCTTTATCTCCGTACTTTTTAATCATCGTACAAAGAGTAGATTTCCTAATATTAAATATTTTACTTGCGTTCTCTAACCCAAGTATAGAAAAGCTTTCTGTATCTTTTACAAATGTAACTAATGTTTTAATTATAGCGGTCAGACCATTATTATAAGCTCTTCTTTTGTTTTCTTCTATGTCACACCATTCTAAATTATCTAAACTGTTATTTAGTTTATCACAATCGATATGGTCTATAGAATTATAATTGTTAGGGTTTGGTATAAATTGATCAGCAAGGACTTCGTGCATCATTCTTCTTGACCAATTTACATTATATCTAATATAATTATTTTTAATAGTAGTACCAACAAATCTTTTACTTATGGTATTATATAAAGAACCGTTTTTGTTTATTACATATCCTTTGTGTGCTTTCAGTTCTACATAATCAGAAAAGTCTGTATCAGAAAATGTATTATCTAAAAGCTTTCCTATTTTAATTTTATAAGGTTTATTGTTACTACCAAATACAGTAACTGTTCCATTTACTTCTTTTACCAAATTGTTAGTAAATCTATCGTAAACTAATCCAGTTTCGTATATTATATATCTATATTCAAATCCTTTAAGCGGTTTGTGTAATGTCTTAGCTGCTGATTGCCTATTAAACTTCTATGAGTTCATAATTTATATTGTCAATCTATGTTAATAAATTCTTTAAGGTTTTCCAGCAATTAAATAAATTTGCTATATAGCATTACTGCTATAAGGGGCTAAATTTAACCCATTTCTCCAGTCAGTGCAATAAACTTACGCTCGTTAGTACCTATAATATTATAGCAGAGGTCGAAGAGATAATCCTCGAGAAGTTCTGCGGTAAGTGTAGTATAGTAACGAGTATTAGCCGGAGCGATCTGCTCAAACAGACCAGCACTTACAGGTACAGGACGACCGTTAGTGCCCTTCAGCGTATATGTACCATCTGCATTACGGTTGCTACGAGAGAACAGCAAGAACTGCTCTTCACGCTTCTTCCATTCACGCAATGCAATCCAATACTGATAATCAGACCACAAATAAGACTTCTTACCGGTCTCAGGATCAGTCATTGCAATTGCCAATACTGTAGAATATGCATCACCAGTAATATCGTATGTCAAACGAAGCGTAGTAAGAGTATTGCGCATCTTAAACGGTGTATTATAGTTGATGATGTCCGCCTCATCGCTATACTCCTCATATGCACTACCAATACGGCTCACCTGACGACCAGGCAACAGGTACTCTTCTGGAATATAAGAACCAGCAAATCCATCTACTACGTAGCATTCATATACCCAAGCACTGCCGTCTTGATACGGAGCTCCGTTTACACGTACCTAGAAGTTAATATTATCCATTGCCAATACGGCTCCTGGACCGAAATAACGTTCCTCCAATGCAATATAAATAGGAGCATTGTTAAGACCAGC